CACTCGGCATCTGGTCGGGTGTTTTTGATATGCATTTTTACATGTAACTTTATTAACGACAGTAAGGAGTGATTCTTAATTAAATAGCAATTTAGTAAATATAAATTCCAAAATAACAACCACGAATGCGAATTTAACCAAAACTAACACTGTTTTAGAAAACAGAAAACCAATAATTATTGATTCAACAGCACAAGGAACGGTAAATTTGGATACAAATAATTTCCTAAAATCTGGTGTTACATATGCCTTTGTAATTGTTGTATATTCAACGATTAACGGCGAGAGCTATAAACAAGAAATCCTGTGCAGATTAAACAATGTCCTTATGGGACAAAACGGAAACTATTACAGACTAACATCTACGTTTGCCGGAAAATGCACTAAAGGCGATAAGATTCAAATTGCATCATATAAAAATGGTGGATCTTGGAGTGGTTGGGCGACACGCGGAATTTTTATACCGGTTAGCTAAAATAGGCTGTTGCTGTAATCATTACGAATGAGGCACTATCTGTACCGCTGATATATACTCCACCATTTTTTATGTATATACGTGCTTGTGTTCCAGCAGATCCACCATTATGCATAGCTATCGGAATAAGACACTCGTATGTGTTATAACCATTTGGTGTCATTCCTGACGGGACATTTCCTAGATATTGATCGTTTGCAAATTTTCCATTATCTGAAAATCTTATCGATCCAGCAACAAATACCACATGACCTATTTTGCGAAATTTTAGCTTTTCTGAAAGATTATTTGCAGTCATATATTTCCAACAAGAATCGGCAGTTGCCGTTTTTAAATTGGTATTTGTAGTTGCTAATTCTGTGCTCAAAGCAGATATTTTTGCATTTGCATTTGTCAAATTGCTATTTAATTAAGAATCACTCCTTACTGTCGTTAATAAAGTTACATGTAAAAATGCATATCAAAAACACCCGACCAGATGCCGAGTGTAAATAAAGCAGTTTATTTACTTATGCACTTAGATATTTTTTATGATGATACTTTACCGATTCCTGATCCACAGTGCAATAAAGCATCGTTGTCTCGGTTTTGGCATGCCCTGCCAATATAGATGCTTCCTGCAGTGGCATTCCTCGGTTTAATGCATTTGTTAAAGCCGTCCCTCGGAATCTATGCGGATGCGCTTTTTCCACACCTGCACGCCTTCCGGTTCGCCGGATCATGTCTTCTATGCCGGCTTTCGTTAATCGGTTGTATGGTTTTCTTGTCCCAACAAATAATGCAGGATTGTTATCGGTTCTGCTCTGCAGGTATTCCTGGAGATACATGTTCGTCCTTTCATTTAAGTAGACCGTCCTTTCTTTTCCGCCTTTACCATATACTATAAGATCTTTACTACTCCATCGGATATCCTCTATGTTTAGGTTTTTCAGCTCGGATACGCGAACAGCTGTTGAATACAAAAATTCCATCATGGCTTTGTCCCGGAGCACCTTGCAATTTCTCAGTAGCATCTCCCGATCTGTGTCACTAAAAGGTCTCTTAATCCTCTTTTCCACCTTGATCTGTTCTACCAGTACCATTGGATTTCGTCTTACTCGGTCCCTGTCTCGAAGCCATCCAAAGAAGCTGCTATAAGCAGCACGTACTCCTTTTAGCGTACTGTTCTTAACTTTGCGGATGCTCTTATAGGCTCTCAGATACCCAGATATATCTCCATCTGTGATATTCGCCACCGGTTTATTTACATAGGATAGCAATCTTGTAAGCTCATATCGATATCGCTTTACTGTCTCAACAGTTTTTCCTTCCAATGCTCGCGACATAAGATAATCTTCCAGATCTATCCGCCAAGAATCATCAACCACCTGCAGCTCCGTCTGTAACACAATCTCACATCCAGAAAATACCATGTACAGTACATTCTTCAACTCCCGGAGGCTTTCCTCTTCCAAAACCGTTTGCATTTTACGCAGCACTTCCATTATCTTTTGTTCCATACCGTTCCGCTCCTTTTTGCTTTCAGTATAGCTCAAAGCTCTCTGAATACGGAATGAGTTACTGAATTAAATAGCAATTTAGTAAATGCAAAAGCAGATTTGATAAAAGCAAATAATGCTTTAAATGTTATTGGAGTGCAATATTGGAGTGGTTTGAAAGATAATTATTCTTATTCTTCAAAAGAAACCTGGGTTAATAACATAGTTAAGATAACTATTCCGGCAGGAACCTACATTTTTGCAGTTAAAGCTTCACCAAAAGCCCTTGGACAAAACTATGACGCTTTTGTAATCGGAATTACAGGCATGAACACAACAAGAGCTCAAAAAACTTTTTACATGAATTATGGGTCAGGCTATTATCCAATCTGTACCCATACATGCGTAGAAAAGGTATCTGGTGGAACATATGGCGTTGCTTTCTGGAGTAGCCAAGCCAGAAATATCAATGGCATTGAAATTACGGCAACACGCATCAAATAACTCTACTACAGAATCTTTTTATATCGGACCTGCAAGTTTTTCCAAGTTTCTGTATACCCACCATTTTGATATACCCTTAAACGAAATTTATCATTTGCAGCATTTGTCGTAACAACAAAAAATCCATTTATATCTACAGTTACACCGTTATGCGAACAGCTTCCAAGTGAATGAAAATTACCTGTTCCATCAATGCTATTTATTTGTATGCCAATATTTGACACACCAGATGTCGGTGTTCCGCTCATTGTAGCATTACAATAGATAACATAGCTTCCGGCAGAAGGTAATGTTACATAATCACTAAAAGCCGCAACACCACTATTAGATGTCTTATTTGCCAAACTTATAACTTTTGTTGAACCGAGATTTTTTATGGAATTGGAAAGAGCGGTTAATTCATTTTTGGCATTTGCCAAATTGCTATTTAATTAAGAATCACTCCGGAAAGGAGTAACATGAAACTTATTTTCAACGATGCCACAGAATTAACTATCCAGTCAGCGGATATTCAGGCGGGTGGAAACCTTCTGATCCGTACCATATCCGAAACTCCGGAAAAACTCAAGATGCTTTTCCAGGATACGACAAAGACACGGAAAATGATTGTTAAGGAGCGGGAGGATGTTCTTGTAACTTATGAGAATTATGAAAACTTCTATAGCATCACGGAATACACAGGAGGGATCTTCGGTGTGGCGATGTGCAAGAAGGAGGATCTGCCAGAAGTAAAGGCAGAAATCCAGAATGCTGCAGTTATGGTTGCACAGATCCAGGCGCAGGAGCTGACAGATTTACAGGCTCTGCAGGTACAAGCCATCTATCCAGAGTGGTCAGAGGATGGTGTAGAATATGCCAAGGATTATAAGATCCAGTATAATAACATCCTGTATAAGTGCGTCCAGGCACACACTAGTCAATCAGATTGGGCGCCGGGGGTAGCGCCGAGCTTGTGGACAGCTATTGCAAATCCGTCAAGCTCTGGAACTAAGGAGAACCCAATTACGGTGCCGGAAATGGTAACAACGGCAGGAATGGAGTATGTAAAGGGTAAGTATTACAGTTGGAATGAAAAGGTTTATCTGATGAACCGTGTAGGAATGACAGACGGAGAGAGCATAATCCTTTACTTCTCGCCGGATACATTGGTTGGTCAGTATTTTGAAGAAGTCTAAATACTACATTACAAACTGATATCGAAAAATGTCGAAATAAGTTGAAAATTTCCCGAACATTACTTTGTTTGTTACAATCAAAAGAAAAAATGCAGAAGGGTAATGAAATGAAAGAAAAATGTGAATTTTGTAGCAGAAAAATTATGTTCGGGAAAAAGGACAGAACAAAGTTGATTGGTGCACGTCCTATAGTTTTGAAAAAGGGCGGCAAAGTGAGAAGGCTGGAGGTGTGGCTGTTTGGTGGTGAGTTAGACGAGAAGGCTGTAATGCATATCGGGGTGTGCGATTACGGAAGCGTTGAAGATATTTTTGAAATGAGGATACCGATCAGATTTTGTCCGATGTGTGGTGAGAAATTATAATAACAGGATGGAAAGGCAGACTCTTCGGAGCTGTCTTTTTATAATTGGAGAAAAATATGGATATCAGAGCAAAACCAGAAAAATCATTTTCATAAAATATACGAAAGTGAGAATAAAATATTGAAAGCATTTTTATTACAAACATATATGATCGCACTACCGATTTTTCTTGGATACATCGTGTGGCTGCTACAGGAGCAGAAGAAAAAGCAAGCTACAGATGCAAAGGAACGTGATGCCAGGATTGCGGAAGAAAAAAAAGTCCGTAACGCTAATAGTGCTGGAACAATGCTACTTTTGAGAGTACAGCTTATCGAATACCACGACAAGTATATGAAACTTGGAACAATACCGTCATATGCATATGAAAATTTCTGTGAGATGTATAAAGCGTATCACAGGCTAGGCGGTAATGGAATGATAACGAAAATGATGCATGAAATAGAAGAATTGCATCTGAAAGAAAAAGGAGATTAAGGCTATGGAACAGATTTTAAATTATGTGAAACCAGAACTGGTTGTAGTCGCAATTGCACTATATTTTGTTGGAATCGGTCTGAAAAATACCGAAAAGGTTGCAGACAAGTATATTCCAGTAATCCTCGGTATTATTGGAATCGTGATTTGCGGAATTTATGTGGTGGCGACTTGCGACCTTAAAGGCACACAAAATATTGCAATGGCTATTTTTACGGCAATTGTACAGGGAATTTTAGTGGCTGGACTTAGTAATTATGTGAACCAGTTGATTAAGCAGATGAATAAGGACGAATAGGCACATACAGACGAAGCTATTTGTTTGATCGCCAAAAGTTAGCGGTAGAAAGGAAATGTTATGGCATTAAATGGAATTGACATCAGTAGCTGGCAAAACGGGATCAATCTTGCGGTTGTACCATGTGATTTTGTGGTGATCAAGGCGACAGAGGGGATAAATTATGTAAATCCGGATTATGAGAGAGCCTACCGACAGGCGAAGGCTTCCGGCAAATGTTTGGGAGTCTACCACTATGCCAATGGCGGAAACATCCAGGCAGAAGCGGATTACTTCCTGAGTAATGTAGGTGATCGACTCGGAGAAGCTATTTTAATCCTGGACTGGGAAGTAGGAAACAATGTTTCTTTCGGGAACTGCGATTATGCCTGGTGCAAAGGATGGTTGGACTATGTATATGAAAAGACTGGAGTGCATCCAATTTTATATTGCTCCCAGTCGATTGCATACAAATTCGATAACATAGGCAACTATGGCTTATGGATCGCACAGTATGCGGATAACGATCCAACTGGATATCAGGACGCACCGTGGAATGAGGGAGAGTATACCTGTGCAATCCGGCAGTATACGTCTTGCGGAAGGCTTGCTGGATATGACGGAAATCTCGATCTGGATAAATTCTACGGAAGCAAAGAGGACTGGGGCAAATATACCGTCAGCGACAAGACGAACGTAGTTGTTCCGGAACAACCAGAAGCTCCGAAGCCGGCAACAGTAACACCGGAAGGCTCAACCTTAGATCTGGCATACAAGACAATGCTCGGAGAGTTTGGCAATGGAGAAGACAGAATCCGGAACCTTGGAACCAGATACGAAGAGGTACAGAACTTCATAAATCATATCTGGATTACAAGTACGGACAATCTGGCGCAGGAAGTATTATCCGGCAGATATGGAAATGGAGATGTGCGCAAGACGGTCCTTGGCAGCCGATATAACGATGTGCAGGATCAGGTTAATGACGGAAGCGCACAATACTATACCGTGCAGAGCGGGGATACGCTTTCAAGTATCGCCAGTAAATACGGCACATCTTACCAGACAATCGCACAACTTAATGGCTTATCCAATCCAAATCTGATTTATACGGGACAGAGGCTACGGGTGAAATAATTGGTGTTACTAATTTGTTACTAAATGAGGAAGATTTGAGCATATTTGGGAAGTAGTAGAATCTGAACAAATGGCGAAAATACGTTGTTTTCAATACTGTAAGAAAAGGAGATTTTATAGTATAATATAACAAAAGAGAGGCGGTGGATACGATGAAGAATTATTCAAAGGATATAAGCAGACAATATCATATTCAGGTGGCCAACGGGGAAGTC